TGTTGTAGCTTATTAGCAGCGTCCATCATCTTCTCTTTTTTAAGGCGAATTTGACGTTCTACTTTTGTAGCTTCAACAGGATCTTCTTCATACAATTTATTCAGATCAACATTGCTGATTTCTGAATTTAATTGCTGTTGTGTAAAAGCAAGTATTTGATTTAATTCCGTAAATCGTTTGGAATAGTCTTGCCTTTGTTGCTCCGTTTCAGACTGGAATTGCTTTTTTTCAAAAGATAATTCTTCTGTCTTTCTACGGTAGTCAGCATCTCTGGAATAACCTTTCTTTAATTCATCTAAGGTAACCTTTAATTCTTGACCAGATACTTTTACAGTAAAGGTGGAATCAGGTTCTTTCTGAATATCTTCTGTTTGTTCTTGAGATACGTCAGTTTCAGAAACATCACTAGTCTCTTGTTCTGTTTCTGTTTGCGTTTCATCTGTAACCTCAGGTTGATCTGATTCAGATTCCTGGTTTATTGGTTCTTCAGAAACGACTTCTTCTTGTTTTTGAACTGGAGCTTCTTGCTCAAATTCATTTCTAGCTTCTGGTTTTACAACCTCAGCTTTTTTTTCGTTAATCTTTCCAGTTTGCGGATTAAGCAATCCTGTAATTGATTTCGCAGCTATCTGCAAATCAGATGCAGCTCCCTTAACAGGGTTGGCTTTTAACTCTGACATATTGTCTCCTTTTAGTTGAAGTTCCGCTATAAAGCGGTTGACCTATCCTAATTTTTATTATTAGAATTCTTTTTTCTCAATGGATTTTCTGAAATCTTCTAATTGTTTTTTAGCAAGTTTTCCAGTTTCCATAATCTCAATAAAATGATGTTCAACTTTTTGAACTATCTGAAATGCTAGCCATAATTTTTCTCTAGCATCTTGTTCATTAACACCTGTGTTTAATAAACTTTGAGAATATAATTTTTTTAAATTTTCAATTGCTTCTACAAATATTGGTTCTTGTAAAACCAACCTTGCTTTCTCTGATCTACTAACTTCCGATTGGAGTTTCGCTTGATCCTCTTGTTGCATTTAATTCCTGTACCTGTTGTCCAAATTCTTGCGTAGCTTTTTGAGCTGCTGTTAAATTCTTAGAAGCATTATTTAATCTAGCTTTTGTTAAATTAACTTCTCCTTGTAATTTTGCAACGTCAATCTGTGTATTATACTTTAACTCTAATTCTTTCATTTTTGTTTGAAAGTCAAGCTGCATTTTTGAACTATCTAGTTGTAATTCTTTAAATTGTAATTCTAAGTCAGCTTGTTTTCTCTTGTTTTCACTATCTATTCTAGTGAATTCAATCTTTTCAATAGGCGTTAAAGCAGGTGGTTGCGGTGGTTGAACATACTGCATACCAACATCTGGGTTAACAAAGTAATTCTCTGTGTTTTTAAGACCAGCATTTTCAATCATTTTAGATAACGTATTATAAATATTCTTTAATGTTACCATTGGATATTCTTTTCCGCCTTGTAAATTAAATGCTTGTAATTGTTTTTCAAGAATACTGTTTAAAATAACTAATTGTTGTTCTTTAGAACCAGAACCTAATCCAACTACAATATTAATATTATATTTATCTTTCCATTCAGTTGGTCTTACTGGAATAAATACATTATTTAATTGTACTAATCTTTCTACTTCTTGGTATTTAACTGTTAATTCAAAAATCTTTTCAAATAATTCTTTAACACCAGTCTCAGCAAATATTCTAGCAATCAACTCCATACGCATTTGTGTTTGCGTCATTAGAGTATTAATTCCTGTTGCTGTTTTATTTAAACTGTCAGCGTCTAATCCTTGTGCGTATCTTGTAACACCAGTTCTTGTTTCTCTAACTGTGTCTAAGTATTCAAGTAATGGAAATGCTTGAGCAGAAATTGTTTGGTTCTGCATTGGCAACATAACTTGAGACGGCGGTTGTTTTGTTCTTACAACTCCACCTGGTCTGGCCGTTAGTAAATCATCAAGATTTACCATTCCATCCATAATCGCAATACGATTATTATTTGTTAGATACATATTGTCTAACAACTGTCTTAAAACTGTAGATTTAATTAATTGAATATCTTGTACTAGTTCAGAAACTGATCTGCCATAAAATCTATGTGGCATTGGTATTGGAGTTAATGAACAGAAAGGAATTGAATCAACTTCAACGTTATCTAATATCGCATCAGAACTATCACCAACAACTGTAATCTTTCTTAATTCTGCAAGACCATCTCCATCAAAATCTAATCTTACATAACATTCAAAAACGTCAATAGCATCTGTTGAAGAATCTGGAGAAGATGCAAAAGGATATTCGTCTATATCAGAATATCTAGTTAATTTTTCAGAGTTAAAACTAATTTCTTGTGAGTGTGGTAATGAAGCTATGATTTCTTTATCATAACCCATTTGAATTAATTCAGTTCTAGTCTTAGTAGTTCTGTGTGCTACAAAATTTGCATCTTGTATTGTCTTGGCATTTCTTTGTATTAAAAATTCTTCTGGTGGTACATTTTCAATTTTAACTTTACCTTCATGTGAATATCTTCTTATTTTAATATTATGTTTTTTTGGTCTTGGTAAATTTAATATTTGACCTTGTTGAGCTGCTATTGCTTCTAATGCTTTTATTTGTTCATCTTGAGATTCATCTTCTTCTTCTGAGTGTTCTAAAACCTCAATGTGTTCATGGTCTATAATAGATTGGTAAGAATCGTCATTTAGATCTTGATATGTTTCATGTTCATATTTTTTGCTTTCATCCCAATAAACTTTAACGATACCATTTTTTTCTAAAAGCGCATCTTTGAACCAACTGTATAAAATTGTAAAACCTGGATTATCTTTATTAAAAATATAATTAATATAATTTGTAGCCTGGTCAGCAAGAGCAACATCTTCTGCTTTTACCGGTTCGCAAACAACAGTTCTATCGGATGCTGTAAAAATTCTAAGAAGATTTGGAAGTATAGTTTCAATGGTATCTGCAACGTCAGTAGATACAACTTGAGAACGACCATCTATTTCAGTCCCTAATTTTTCTCCCAAATAATATTCAATAGATTTTTTTCTTTGTTCAGATAATTGTCCACCCAAATAACCTAATGATGAATTTATTTCCGAACTAATAATTGATTTGATTTCTGTATCTGATAATTTTGCCATATTAATTTATTGACTTAAAATATTTTTCTAAAAATTTAGAATTTTGTTCTAAAGGATCTTTTGTAATCTTTGCCATATTTTCTATAAATGGATTAAAATTTGAAGGTGGTTTTTCTGGATATAAACCCTTATCAATTAAATTTCTTTCTCTTTCATCTAAAAAATTTTGGAATTCATCTTGAGTATTAATATAAGAACTTGGGTCTCTGTCTTTTGTTGATTTCATATTAAACAATATATTTTGTATTTACTTCTATCTTTTTTTTCCAATTTGTCATCTCAATTCCATAACCTACTATTCCTGTTCTTAAAGCATCGGCGGCATGGCTTGCAAAATTGTGTATGGGTCTATTTCTAAAACATTGATTCAAGTCGTCCCATTTTTTCTGATATGACTTTAAACATTCCATACCATAATGGCATTTGTTTTTGTCAAACCAACAGGTAGGTAGAACTTTTCTTACTGCTTCAATCCCATCTTCTAAAGATAGTTTAGGCGCAACCTCAAATGCTATACCTAATTCTAATGCAGTTTCCAATCTTGATTTACCATAAGCTCCTAATTCTCTAACCTTAATATCATGTGGAGCAATATGTCTTGAATACTTATAACCTTTATTATCAATAATATTTGCGTAGTGGTCTAATCCTTCGCCTGCGTTTTCGTAGAAATCTATTAATCTTATTTCGCCTTTGTGTCTTTGGGCAAACCAAATAACAGTAGAATCATTCATTCCTAAATCCCACCATGTTTCAACCGGTAGTTCTTTGTCGTATAAATTATCTGTTACCCTACCATTCTTTTCTGCATCCTCAATAATAGCTCCATAGTAAGAACCTGTTATTGCTGCTTGGAAAGAACATTCAAACTCTTGGTCAAACAAGTCATCTGACATGATTGACTTTGCTGCCTTTAATTCATCGTCATCTAGTATCTTTGTTTCAGATGATTTGTGTAATGATGAATACCAACCTTCTGTCTTTTGGGCGTATTGGTATAATTCAAAAAAATAATTTTTACCTTTTGGCGTTCCAATAAAAACGCACCATCCTTTCCTATCTGCCAAAGAGGGTCTTATGATTTCAGGAAATAGATTTGGGGCAATACTTTGTGTTTCATCTAAAATACAACCGTCTAAAAATATACCTCTTAGAGCTTGGTCATTCTCAGCGCCAAGAATTGTAATCCTTGCGCCATTTGGAAAGTCAGCTCTTAATTCTGATTCGTTAAACTTAACTCCTGGTATCTTACCACCAAAGGTTTTGATGTAATCCCAAGCTGTTGCCTTACCTTGTTTAAAAGTTGGAGAGATAAATGCGTACCTAGAATTTGGCTTCTTGGTGTACATCGCATCTCTAATCATGTGATTAATACACATCACAGTCTTACCAGCTCTTCGGTGCAAGACCAATACGGAGAATCGGTGCTTAGAGATTTTATCATGCAAAAATTTTTGCAATTCTCTTGGCTTGTATGGAATCTCAAATACTGGCATTTTTAAATAAAACCCCCCTATCCTTAATGGACAGTCATGGGTTTAGCAACTGGTATCTTATCTAGTTCTAGTTCTTCTGTAATGTGTTGGCTAAAGCACCAGGCATCATCGTAATCTTCAAATCCATTGAACATAACTATTACTGAATTAGTTATGTCATCAACTAATACTACGGCTTTGTATTTAGGGTTTTTCATTTGGGTTTTTGTAGTTTGTATGTGTGTACCTTCCAACGTAATATTGACGACGCCAGTTTTTGCTTTGGGGTAGGGTCGTTATAAAACCCCCCCTGTTTGCCTTGTAAAACGTATGAAACGCCTGCTTGCCTAGCGCAATACAACCTATGCTGCATTTCCGATAATTGTTTGTTATCGGAACTATTGTTAAATGAGCAAGCAATAGCAATAATAATAATATTAATAGTTAATAATCTATATGTGGTGTGTGCAATGTTATGTGTGAACTTTGCAATTATCTTCCAACTAATTCAATAAACTCAACAGCTTTAATTAAAAAACAACTAATAATTAATCCTGCCACTTAATGATTATTGGGTCTTTATTATTACCAGAAAGACTTAAATTATCCTTTTTAGCATATACTTTTGACGCTATTCTTTCACTCTTCCACTTTGCCAAATCTAAATATGCTTTGATTAAATGTGTCTGGGCTAAGTCCGGTCTCAAGTTCTTGTCTGTTTCGTTCTGCGATTTATTAATACTTTTATTTATATACTCTTCAGCATTAGCCAGGAGATATTCGCATCCATCTTGTTTGGCTTGTGTGTATTTATCTCTACGCTCTGGGTATTTAATAATCCATTGTCTGAAGCACTCCCAAGTTGGACG